AAATGGGTTGGATGATTTTTCGGGATTAAAGTTATGAATATAATGTAAACAATTTTCTATACCATCTGATATCATGTCATCCTTGAAGGCATAGTTTATGAAATTCGGTCTGAAAGACAATCTTTGTGCTATCTTCAAAAATACAGATCCTAAGTATTCCGAAATCATAGGTTTGTCTTTATTATTATTAATTGATATATTATATTGCCGTTTATATTCAATCATTTCTTCTAAAAATTTTGCATTGTCCACATAATGAACTGTCTTTTTTCTTTTTGCCATAATATTTTACCTTTTAGGATTAAGCAGATACATGTATTATTATATCACATAATATTCATTTGTCAAGCCTCTGACCATCTTGACATTTGATAAATTCATGTTATAATAAGGTGTAAAACCGAAATGTGAATAATATTAGTTTGCTAATCCATTAGGTTCAAAATCGGCTAATAATTTTGACATTCTATTCATTTCCTCTTCTGCTGATTCATTAACAGTTTCATTTACTGTTTTCAAATAAAAATCTTTATAATCTTTTCCCAATTCAGAAACAGTCATAATACATCTTGCAGCTAATGGTACTGATGTAGAATCAGTAAAGGGGAGCCATTTAAGTAATGCGACATGGGTACTTTTTTCTGTTTCATCATATTTAATCATAACCTTCATTGGCCAATGTAGTTCTAAATATCCATTATTTTTAGATTTTTCATTTATTAATACTTTAGAAAAAAGAATTTCACCGTTATCAAGCCTTACTACTTTCAGGTCTTCTTCATCGAGAGTCATTTATTCCTTGAGTGAAATGTTATAGAGTTTATATGGAAACTTTTCTTCTTCATATATTTTAAGTCTTTCTTCATAATGCTGAAATGCGAAATTTTTCCTTGAACCAGAACACATATCATCAGTAATATCATATAATATAGTCTCTTCTTTATCACATAAGTGAGTACAACTCCATTTATCTATAGCACCTTCCTCAGCATCGCATGGAGCAAGTTCACCTTTATGAAGGTGATCCTCCAATATATCCAAGCGAGCCATGATGTCATCAAAATTCAGAGGTGGTTCCTCCATAATAGTGAGTGACATACCTCCAGTATCCCTATTCTTCTTAACATAGAGAATTGGCATACCTCCGACAGCTTCGTAATAACACGTAATCTGAGAGGCGTAGGTTCTATGTGCGTCCAACCCATTTTTCTCTAACTTATCGAAAGTAAATCTACCTAGTGCTTTGTACTCTGCCAGATACTCAATGCTAGGATTATCCGTCATGTAGCAAGTGTCATCTATATGACCTACGAGTCTTCTCTTCACTGTACCATCAGGACGGTTTATAACCATAACTACATGCTGACCTTCCCTGCCACAATCAGTACAGGAATAAGGGTTGTTCATAGTCTTGGATGTCCATCCAAATTCAGCGAGGTCCTCTCTAATAAATGCTTCGTGACGATTTCCTTCTCTGGCTGCCAGTCTCAAGTACTCTGGCATATCCTCTTGAGAACCATCTCCAATAAGCCCAAGCATCTCCGCACTTAGTGTGCGACTACACTTTCCTATACTAGACATGGCATATAAGGGTTGATTCAAAGTTACCTCCAGTGAGGACTTACACGACTGGTTCGGTCATGTGAGGTGTGATTAAAAGACCAGCCGATGCCTCACGTAATTAAATTAAGGACTATTCACTAACGTGAAATCTGTCCTGATCATCTTGAGTAACTGCGCCACTAGCAATTTTAGATGCTAACCACTGATTACTCATGATACTTTGGAATAGTGCCATATCCTGTTGTATTTCAGTATCCTGCACTACTTCTGGAATCCACTCAGACTGAGTCTTACCATCGAGAAGTGCCAAAGCCTTCTCTTCTGGTGTAAGAGCTTCCACTACCTCTGCTTCCTTTACAGGAGCTTCAACGAAAGTGCTGGCAGTAACACCAGCTAACTCAGCTATCCAGATATTACCCCAGGTATCTCCATTTTCATCAGCAACGGTCGAACCAGGTATTCGTCCCCAGTTAAACCTTTCTGTGTGAAAATGCCACTCCTGACCTACGTATTTATCAAGGTCAGATTGCTGTTTACTAGCACCTAGAGCCTTATCCATAGAAGACACTAGCATTCCAAATCCAGACCTCTCAGACCCTGAGTGTTTAATAGAAATCTCAGCGTGATCGAATGGGTAAGGTCCACTACCTTCTTGTACAGATATAACCTGAACACCTTCAAACTTGAACACGATATTGTGTATGGTCGCATCGAACTGCGACTTAGCCACATCCCATGATGTAAGTTTTCCGGTAAATTCAGTAAGCGGAGTGCGGTCACCACCCCCTGCTAGTTCGCGTCCTGCGAATCTAAACAGATTTTTATCGACCTCTTGGTTCATAGATTCTTGCGTCAACTTACTTCCTCCATATTGACACTAATTGATATATGCCTACACTATTTAGATATTTATTTTTCCTCCTAATATCTACTGACTCTGGTTCTGTCATTTACATAACAGGGTATCTAACGATACTAACTAACCACAGAATTGTGGCTTACATAATCCCTATACTTAGTAGGGACACCTCCAAGTGATACCAGTTCATCAAAAATATCAGACAAGTTTTTATTAAACCTTTTTGCCTTTCGTACATCCTCTACATCAAGTTCACTAGGATACTTAGGTGTCATGTCTATATTTCCTTGTCTAACGTAATATCTAAACTGGTTTCTCAGGGATTTCAGTAATTTAGTTCTTCGGGCTTTCTCCTCTTTAGTTAAGTCTAGTTGCGGTCTGCCCTGTGGATTATTAGTCCTAATGTTTGTAGGTAGTTTCTCAAAGACTTTTAATGCCCACATTTCCATACATGATTTTGGTTGACCATCTTTTTCAAAATGGTAATGGCGAGTAAAGTATCTCTTACTCCCCTTCACGTTTCTGGTAATTGTGTCTGTTAGTCTCATGGAACCTGCCGGTATATTCTCCTTACAGAAATAACATTTTGTTTTTCGTTGGGCAATTACAGGTCGCACTCAACACGTATCTCCTTTTTATTCTAGACTTCTGTCACTATAGAGTATATTTATATACCCTGTTGTGTTATTTACAGATTATTATATATGGAATTTTCTGCCATGTCAAATATCTAATAAATCACAGAAATAGCTAGGTGCTGGACTTCTGTTTTATTTCGTTTAATACCTGTACGGCTTTTTCCATATCTTCTATTTTAGGTTCCAGTACTTTCAGACCTGCAGATAAGATCATGTTCATCGTTTCCGCTCTGGACTTACAGATGCCTTTTTCCTTAAAAGTATCTAGTTCTGCTATTAGGTCCTTATCTATACGCACACTAACCAGTTGAGTACTTATGTCCGTAATTTGCTCTTCCACCTGCTGTTCTCTAAACGACTCGTCAAACTGTGTCATTAAAACCTCCTAAGGCTTTATTTCTAACCATAACTTGTTTCGATCCATGACTGTTTGGATTGGTTGTGCGAGTGTTATGGCGTGTCTCATCTCAAACCTTAAAATCCTGTTGTCATTTTGTATATTGCCATCAATTTGCATGATGGTGTCGAACCAACCTTCAACAGTTCTTGGACCACGTGGATGAAACCTGTTTATAGGCTGTCCAGTTTGTGGATCATTCATAGGAACTGTGTCATGATGAACCATGATAATGGTCACATCATATTTATCTATCAGGTAGTCCATTATGTCTTGTGTGCGTGAGTATGCCTGATTATCCTCCACAGACAGCATCTTGTACCAAGGGTCTAATATGAGTACGTCAGGGCGTTGTTTATCCAGATAGTTTTCAAGATATTGTGCGTCTGTATTCCTATCCATCTTGAAATTAAAGTCTGTATTAAACACGAAGGCACCGTTAGGTACATTTGGCATATTCTTAGCCATCTTCGCCGTCCTGTCTCTAAATGGTCCTTTGGGTATTTCACACTGAAGATACGCGACCTTTCCCTGCAGAGTGGGTATTCCCATCCACGGGGAGCCAGAAGCAATACAGAAGCCCATCTGGGCTGCCATTATGCTTTTGAACATCTTAGGTCCACCGAAGACACACATCTTGGTCTTCTTCAACAGTATGTAGTTACCGACGTACTGCGGTACTGGTGGTGGGTTCCATGCAAGCATATCTTGCAAGGATTCAAATGCCAATGTTTCCTCCTAAACAAAATGTTCTGGCGGGTGTCTTTCCATACACTCGTCACAGAAATAACGTGGACATCCGGGACATACGAATGTTTCGGCGTGAAGCCTCCCGGTTGATTTGCTACAGTCTGCACATATTAACAGACCTAAGCCTCTCATCCAACGTCTGAGCGTTGTGTTTTCCAGACTTAATGTTTTGCACATACCTCTAAGGTTTCTGTGCGTAAACCAAGACAGAACAATTACTTCCTCTATGGGCTGTCCTAAATGCGATTCAAGAACCTTCATAGCAAGTGGTCGAGTCTCCCAGGGAACTTTTATGTAGTCCCTGGGAAGATATTTGCTCATCGTGAGCGGTACCAAGGCTCGATAGCTTGCTTCAATTTGTCTGGAAATTCATCTAGGTTTTGTATGTATTCTACGGTGGCGTTGTTAGGCAACTGTTCGTACTGTCCGCCTCGTGCATGTACAGAAGCGAGTACTATGTTAGCCATCTGCACTTTAGGAAATTTATCCTTTATTAACTCAAGTGCCATGACAGGGTATAAACCTGTATTAGATTCACCGTCTGTGAAGTGGATTATCAGACTGCGTGGGTGCTTTAGAGCAGTGCCTAGCATTGCTTCACCACTCGGTGTTTGACCTCGTGGTTCTATTTCTCGCATCTGACCGTCCCAGGCAGCATCCTGTAACTCAGCGGCATTAGTATACGCTTGGTCGTAGGAGTAGACAGTTATCTCAGGCATCACCGTATGTAGTGCGTGTGCCGCTATGTACACAGGATTGTCTCTGTTCATGGAACCACTGCCATCAAGCAGTAGTACCAGTTCCAGATTTTGGCGTTCTTGAATGTGGCGCTTCTTGTATGTCAGCCCATCTATTTTGTGCCTAAACAGTCTGCGTTTGTCCAACGTGCCTTCAGCCTGTGAACGAATTGTCTGGCGATCTACCGTATTCTTTATACGCTTCATCCAGTCCAGTTGTTTCAGCAGGTCTAATTGTGTACTTCTACCTATATGTCTGTTTTTACTCTTCTGGTACGTCACAGGGTGTCTATTCAACGCCGATGTGATGTGTGAGGTAGGATCATCTACTATTTCTATGAGTTCACCCGTTAGGTCAACTTTTTCTGTTTCGAGATTCTCCTGTACCTCTTTAAGAAGACTTTCAAGGTATAGGTCTGGTA